AATCTTATGCGCCTGCGGATCCTGCTGGTTATCGGGGCGATTGCTGCGCTGGCCGCTGGTTGTTACCTGCTGATCCGTAACTGGGAAGCGATTAAAACCGCTGTCATGAATACGGAAGCCTTTGCAGCAGCTGCAGCAGTGGTTAAGTGGCTGGCGGGTATTTTTGCCAGCGCCTGGCAATACATCAGCGATGGATGGAATGCCTTTACTGCATTACTGGCCGGGTTCTCTCCTGCGCAGGCGCTTAAGGGAATGGCCACGGGCATCATGACGATGTTTGATAACGTCTGGCAGACCATCAAAGACAGTTTCCTTAAATCATGGAACTGGATTGTTGAGAAGCTTAATAAAATACCAGGCGTCAATATTGGGCTGGCGGGTACGGCTGCGCAGGACGCAAAACAGCTGGCGGCACCAATGGCACCAGATAACCCGCAATCACTCTTAACGGCTAATACGCTTTCAACTGGCGGTGAGTTAAAAGGGATTGAAAAGGGCGGTCTTTCAAAAACAATTAACAGCAATTCTAAATCTGTTGTTGATAACAGTAAAAAAATTGAAAACGTTAATATTTATCCAAAAGAAATGTTAACGCCTGGCCAGTTAATGGAATATCAGGAGTTGGGCGCATGAGTGAAATTCTGTATATCGATTTATTTATCCAGAATGGTGACTTTGTTCTTAATACAGGTAATGAACCTGAATTATGCAACAACCGTAAAAGTATCGGGCAGGATATTATTCATTCCATCATTGAAAGCGGTCTGGCCACGCAGTTAATTGGTGAGCGCAGCCCAACGTTAAGGGCTGATATTTTCACCCGCCTGGAATTACTGATTGAAGATGATGAACGCATTGTGCCGGGAACCGTGGAAATCAGCGAGGAAAGCCAGAAGCGTTTATGGATTACAGCCAGCACATATGATTTTGGCGGAATATCTGCCCAGGTGGATTTATGACGGAAAAGCCAGACGTTGATTTTGAGGCCGTAGTAAAGGCCAGCGACATGCCCGTAACTGAAGCAGAAGTGCGGGAGCGCTTCAACGCGATAGTAAGCGATGAAGGCATTATCACCAACACTTCCAGAATGTCGCCTTTCTGGCGGTTAATCACGGCGATTATTACCGCGCCAGTGATGTGGCTGAAGGATGCTCTGGTGTCCACGGTGCTGGCCAATATGTTTGTGGCCACTGCCAGCGGAAACATGCTGCGCCTTCTGGCGTGGGCGGTAAACATCACGCCTAAACCTGCCAGCGCTGCCGAGGGGGTGATCCGCTTCTTCAAGGAGGATGCAAAAGCCGTGGTGACGGTGAAAGCCGGGACAATCGTACAGACGGAGCGGATTAACGGGATGGTGTACGAGCTGGCCACCACAAAGGATGTGGTGATGGCCTCCGGCACGGCCAGCGCACTCCTTCCGGTTAAGGCCAGGGGAACAGGCAGTGCCTTTAACCTTGCGCCTGGGTATTACCGCATTCTGCCTGTTGCTGTCAGCGGTATCAGCCATGTGGCCAGTGAAGAGGACTGGCTGATCACTCCGGGCGCGGATGAGGAAAGTGATGATGAACTGCGTGAACGCTGCAGGAATCAGTTCAATCTGGTCGGCAACTATCACACCGATGCGGTTTACCGTTCGATGATCGCAAGCGTTGCCGGGTTGAGTATCGAACGGATTTTCTTTGAGCACGAAGCCCCCCGTGGGCCAGGTACGGCCAACGCTTATCTGCTTCTGGATAGTGGGGTTGCCTCCGCGCCGTTTGTGGATGCCGTTAACGATTACATCAATACGCAAGGCCACCACGGCCATGGCGATGATATGCAGTGTTATCCCATGCCGGAAACGCTTCACGATTTGAGTGTGACCGTATACGTCAACAATCTGAGCAATTTGAGCGAAGACGAGACGAAAGCCCTGCGGGAAGGCGTGGAAAACCTGATCCGCTGCGCCTTCCGGGAAAATGCTGATTTTGACGTGCGCAAGACCTGGCCATATTCGCGGTTTTCGTTCTCCCAGCTGGGGCGCGAAATCCATAAAAATTTTGCACTGACTGAATCACTGGCTTTTTCGCTGGCGGATATCTCCAGTGAACTGAGCGTGCCGCGCCTGAAGTCCCTGGTGGTGAGAATCGAAAATGAATGAATTTATGAAAAAACTGGCCGGGCTGGCGCTTCCCTCCTGGATGCGTAAAGGCGAGCCGGAAAAGTTACTTAAAGCCGCGCAGCGCTTCTGGGCTGAGGTTTACGGGTGGATTACCTGGCCAATGAATCAGTTTGATCCGCTGACGTGCACACCCGCATTGCTGAACCTGCTTGCCTATGACCGGGACATTACCCGCTTTGATGGTGAACCGTTGAAGCTGTTCCGAAAGCGCGTGGCCTACGCCTTTATCAATGCCCGTGATGCTGGTTCGGTTGAGGGCTTTATCAACATATTTGATCGCCTGGGCATTGGCTATGTGGAACTACTTGAGCGCCAGCCGGGGATTGACTGGGATGTAATTCTGGTGCGCGTCACTGACAGCCAGATAGCCGATAACACGCAGTTGCTGATCCAGATTATCCGGCAATACGGGCGAACATGCCGCCGCTATCAGTTTGAAGTCATTACATCAGAAAAGCTGGCCATACGGGCTGGCTGGGATCAGGGGGAATACGTTGTGTATCCGGCAACGCTGACAGGAACGGAAACCCAGAGCGCCACGTTTAGCGCGAGTTTATAAGGAGTCTTTATGTCACAGACAGCTATTACCCTGGCGTTTGAGCGATGGAAAGCGCAGCAGGGCGCGACGGGTGAGCCGGTATTACTTGATGAATTTGTTTTTGCCAACGTTCCGGGGCTGAATCCAGATACCCCCATTGACCGTAGCGAGGTGTTACCGCCTGCGGCGCAAATTGTTCACCGTCAGCCCGTCACCCGCAGCGGCGTGGTGAATGAAAACAGCGTGGTGTTTTCTGCCGTTCTTGGCGCGGATGTGGGGGATTTTGTTTTCAACTGGATCGGGTTGCTGAACAAAGCCAGCGGTACGCTGGCCATGATTGTTCATGCACCGGAACAGCAGAAGCTGAAAACCGCAGAAGGGCAACAGGGTAACGTTTTAACCCGCTCTTTCCTGATGGAGTACAACGGCGCTCAGACAGAAACCGGGATTACGACTCCGGCAGAAACCTGGCAGATCGACTTCACTGCGCGTATGGCCGGAATGGATGAACGCCAGCGCGTGGAAAATCTGGACATTTTTGGTGCTGCTGCTTTTTTTGGTGACGGGTATCTGGTCGCTAAATCGGGTAGTCAGTTCTTTGTGACCAAAGGCACCGGATATGTGGGCGGGTTGCGTGCGTCGCTTGAGGCAAACCAGAATATTGCCGTTGCGGCGAAGCCAGTAAAGGTCTGGCTGGACGTTTGCTGGACAGGTTCACTAACCAGCGTATGGGGCGTGCAGACCAAAATCACGCTGGCCACAGACCTGGCTAATTATCTGCAAAACGGGGTTCAACATTACGTATTTGCACTGGCCAGCATTGACGCAAACGGGAACATAACAGACCTGCGCCCGAAAGGGACGCTTAACGAGCAGGCCGCCAGTGACGCGCTGAAAAAACACGAACAGTCACGCAATCACCCGGATGCGACAACTGGTGCTAAAGGATTTGTTCAGCTGAGTAGCGCAACTGACAGCACCAGTGAGGCGCTGGCGGCAACGCCAAAAGCGCTAAAAATCGCGATGGATAACGCCAATGCCCGACTGGCGAAAGACCGAAATGGCGCGGATATCCCGAACCCGGCTTTGTTCATCCAGAATATTGGATTGCAGCAAACGGTTGATCTGGCGAAAGGGGCAGTACCTTCCACGCGAAGGGTTAATGGAAAGGCGCTGTCAGGAGATATAGAGATTTTTCCCTCTGATATTTACGCCGGATCGGTAGCCCTGGGCGCTGGGGTGGATTTAAACACAATTACCACACCGGGCCTCTACTACCAGCCGCAAAACGTGAACGCGCAAGGCGGGAAGAACTACCCCGAAGGAAACGCCGGATCGCTTGAAGTCCTTAAACATGCGGGTGTCACGCAGATTTACCGGATTTATAACAACTCAAAATGTTACTGGCGGGCGCTCTATGGCAACTACTGGTCAGCCTGGGCGAAAGTGTACGATAACAATTTCCGCCCGACTGCGGCGGAAGTTGGAGCACTCCCCAGTGGCGGGACGGCGGTTGCCGCCGTGAAACTGGCGACACCCCGCTTAATTAACGGCATCGCCTTTGATGGGACGCAGAATATCGGCATCAGTGCGACGGCGGTCGGGGCTTACTCAAAAGCCGAAAGCGATGCCAAATACGGCGCAAAAAACACAATCGGTAAAGCGGCTAACGGATGGTTTAAAGATACGACCACAGGATTGATTATTCAGTGGGGATTTACCAACCAGACAGGCGGTTATCAAAATATTACGTTCCCTATCGCATTCCCAAATGCGTGTCGAAATATTCAGGTTACGCCCTATACCGCCAACGTGGCCGGAACGCTCGAATGTTCGGTATCGCAATATTCCAATACGACAGCAAGGCTTAACGCAAACCAGAACTATCCGTTGTTCTGGCAGGCAACAGGATATTAAAAATGGTCGAGCAATATTATTACAGTCCCTCGCGAAACGGTTTTTTCTTCGTTTCGCTGAAGTCTGACTATGAAGAATCAGAACGTGGCTGGCCTTCAGATGCCGTGGAGATATCGGAGCGCTGGTATCAATACCTGATTGGCGGAAGTTCAACGCGAGTTATTACGGCAAATGAATACGGCCAGCCAGTGCTGGCTGATCCTCCGCAGGCCACGGAAGAGGAGTTAATTGCGCAGGCTGAAAACCAGAAAGCAGCGTTGATGCTTTCGGCAAGCAACGCTATTGCACCCCTGCAGGATGCGGTGGATCTGGGCGAAGCGACGGAAGATGAGCAAAAACGGCTGCTGAGCTGGAGAAAATACCGCGTGCTGCTGAGCCGTATTAATCCAGAAGATGCGCCAGAAATTGCGTGGCCGGAGGCGGTTGAAGATGTGGCGTGAAGCGCAGCTGGCGTTTACTGATTCATTGTCTGCCCTGAACTGTTCCATCGTTCCCGCGCATCCGTGGGTGTATGGGCTGGGACAGCAGACTGATAACGGCGCGTATCTCAGCCCGGCTAACGCCGTACGCTACCTGGCTGAAAAAATGGCCGGGATGGGGGGTAAAGCTGATGTGGTGATCATGATGGTGACTGGTCAGACGCATGAAACCTTTATGAAAAGTCTGGGCGATCTGGTTGATGTATTTCCGGCACCTGCTTTTACGCAGGTTAAGCGCCTGGCGCAGTCTGCTGCAGAACTGGCCATTGAAAGAATGCAGATCCCTGCCAAAGTTTCTGCCGGGTTGCCCGCTTCCGTTCCGTTATCCGTACCTACGAGCAGAACGGCACTGGCAGCGGCGGCAATCAGCCAGGCGCAGAAGGCGGCAGGGGAAACGGTTGATATCAGTAGCCTTAAACAAAAGCTGGGTGAGTTTACGCAGCTGCGCGAACAGCTGTTAGGTGAGGTGGCCAGCGGGCTGAGTGACCTGAAGGGTAAAAGCGCCCGCGCCTGGTTTTTCACTGCCAGTGATGATATCGGCACTACGTTACTGGAGCTGGTAAAGGGAATACCGCAGCAGTCCGCCGTGTATACCGCAGCCATGATGCTGGTTGGCGATAATCTTGATGGTATTAAAGGAATGATACATGACCTCGATCCCGACGCTGGCGCTTAACGGCGAAGCCATCCCCCTGAAAAATATGCGCGTGACACCCACGATGCAGTTTCAGGATAAAGACCAGTCTGGCCAGACAAGTTCCACCGCGAAATCAGAGCAGGGCATAAAGGGCAAGGAGCTGCGAATTTCCGGGGAGGTTTAAAAACCCGGAAATCCTGCGCCGTATCTTTGAGCTGGCCAGCGCTACTGATGCCAGCGGCCAGCGCCAGAAATACCGGGTTGCGCATGATGTCGCTAGGGCGATCAATTTTCGTGAGGCAACTTTTACCGGAACGCTGGACGCGCCGCAGCAGGATGGCCGCATGTCCTGGCTGGTCACGTTCACCCTGGCCGAGCACATCAGCGTACAGGAAAAACGAGAGGCCAGGGCAAGCGGGAAAACGGCCGCAACGAAACAGACTGCCGGTAATGGAACCGCAGGCGGAGCCGGGCAGGGTGGCCAGACAGCTGGCGAAGATAGTGAAAAAATGACGTGGTTTGAAAGCAAGGTGCTCAAACGCGTGAATGATGCGCTGGGATAAGCATGAAACCAATAAAACGCCTTTACCTTTCAACGGACGAAATTCACCTGGCGGATGCCAGCCTGGTGCTGGAATTTAACAGCTGCGGCCGGGGATTCATCACTGCCGGAACCACAGAGGACTATACCGGAAAAATGGTGCGTCTCGATGTGGGTTACCCGGATCTGGTGCTGCGCTGGTTCACAGGTTACGTGGAGCGATCCCAGCCAGCTGAAAACGGCTTTCAGCGCCTGTTTGTGCGAGAGCTAGTAGGTATCTTTGAGCGCATGTGGCCATGTTCATTTCAGCATCCGACGCTGCGAAGTGTGGCCAGCTGGTTAACGGAGCACAGCGGCTTAACTTTCAGTGTGCCGGATGCAGAATATTCAGACCGTCCGATCCCGCACTTCACGCATAGCGGCACGGGATACCAGCTGCTGGATAACCTGGGCAAGGCGTTTGGTATTACAGATTACGTCTGGTATCAGCTACCGGATGGTGGGGTTTATATCGGGGGCGCAAAGAAGGCACTGTTTGCCGGGAGGCCGATCGATATTCCGGCAGAATTCAGCCAGGGCGCAGCGGGTGGTAACACAAT